CGTCGCCGAGATCGACGGAACGACGAAATACTTGTCGATATTGAACTCAAAATTCTGGCCCATCATTTCCTCCGAAAACGCCTCGGTATCATATTGAATCGTGAAATTCAGCTCCACGCCGACGATCGATCCCAAATTCCATTTAGTTCAATCCGACGAGATAGGTGGCCGTAGTATTCGTTGCCATGACTTGCTTGATCCTCAACGGCAGGATCGATCCTGAGGGGACGTTACTGAACGTGACGGCCGCGCTATTCTGCTCGAGCATCAGCGCGACATCGCCCCCGCTCCCAACATAGAGGCCGTTGAGAGTGGGGGTGATCGTGCTCGAGTCCGATGGTGTGATGGCTTGAGTTTTTGTCGCTAACATGGTGAAACTTCCTTTACTTCAGCTGCCCTACGCCTTCGACTCCGTACGTGAATGCCGGCGATGCCGTGCCGCCGATCGTTCCGATGATTCGGATGTAGGCATGAAGCGCGCGCGTGTCAATGCCGAGCGTTTGCAATCCTGCCACGGTCGTGACTTGCGTAAATGCCGATCCGGTATCGGCCCAGCCGGTCGAGCCGTCAACCGAGTGCTGCACCTTCACATCCAATGTCGGATTTGTGCCTGCCGTTGCTGCGGAAGAATTCAGAATGATCTTGAGTACGCCCCTATAACCGCTAATAAGGACCGCTGAGCCGGTCAACGTGCTCGTATTACTTGCTGCGGCCGCTAAGACAAAGGCCGTGATCTCCGTCTGCACGTCGATAATAATATTGCCCAGCACGAACGCTCCAGCTCCCAGGGTAAGCATCTGTTGTACCGAAATAAGCCCTGTTGCAACCGCCGCGAGAGCCATCGCGACAAGAACGGCCAAGATTTTCTTTGGATGACCCAAAATTGCTTTCATGATTTATTCTCTCTTGTTTTTAAAGCGTTAATACCATGGCGGCGTTTGCTAGTTACGCCGCCCGGTGAAAAATAGTTTTTTACTTTTCGAGCAGCGCGATAATGTCCGCTTTCGTCGCTCCCTCGGGGACCGTCAAGCCTTTCCCTTCAGCCAGCGTTACAAGATCGGCTTTGTTCATTTTCTGGTAGTTCTCGTCTTCGACTTCCGCGTCATCTCCGGCCATTGCCGCCGGCCAGATCTCCGCGTGGCCATAGAGAATCAGGTCCCTCGCGGTTCCGTCATCCGTTTCCAACGGTTTATCCTTATAGTCAGCGGCGAAGATCGGCTTGCCGTTGATATAAGTATCGCGTATCAATTTCAGATTTTTCGACATTCTAAAATCTCCTTTAGATATAGTTTATTGTGCCGCTGAGTCGGTCGATGCAACAAACGAGACCGGGTGACGAAGACCGAAGTCTCCCCACATCGTGGTCGTTACTTCCACCTGGCCTTGTTTCTTCAGTGAGTAGGGATCGACAACGACATCCACGCCTGCGAAGAGCGCCATGATGAGTTCGCTCCATACACCGAAGATCGCTCGATCGCTCGGCACCTGATTCGTATCGTATGCAGGATAACCATTGACCAGGTCGCCTTGGCCATTCCAGAGATATACCGGATAGTTCGAGACCTGCGGAGTAACTTTCCATTTCCCTTTTGCGCCCGGGGTCGTGAGCCATTTACGGTCTCCCCTGCGCACGTTCGCTGTTGCAAGCGCAGTTTCGAAGGAAACAACCTTCGCCCACGTTGCCGTTGCTCCAAAGGTGACCGATCCAATCCCGGTCGTGTTTAAGATACCTTTTGGCTGTCCGTCGGCTCCTGTTCCGGCGATCCCTGCCAGGTCAAGCGCGATCGCAAGGACGGCCATAAGATCCTGACGCACAAACGCTTCCACATCGAGCGACGTTTGCCCGATGAGTTCTTTCGTATACGCCGTATCCCCGACTAAACGGTGGGGAGATAAACCCAGTTGAGAGAATGCCTGATCGGATTCCGTTACCGTTCCCGTTTCCGGCAACCAGTATGCCGTTGCGCCTCCGGTGACGCGCGGGATCGCGATATTGCCGGTGAGACCGGTAAGTTGCGTGATACCCAACTGCGTCAAGAGGGCTGCATTCCTCAAGAGCTCGATCATACTTCCGATCAAGACGTTCGTTCCTACCAGATAGCCGCCCGATCCCGATGTCGTGACATTTAACGCACGTTGACTGGCCAAAAGCGTAATCGCTCGCGCGAACATATCCGGCGTGATGTTTTGTGCACGTTCCTCGGCAATAACGTCGTTCGGAATGAAGAAGCCTTTCGCTTCACGCTTCATCAGCTTTGCAACGGCATCGGACGCTTCACGCTCCAAGCCGTCGAGCACTTTCCCGGAGGCGATACTGGAAATCGCGCGAAGAATCGAATAGCGTTTGAGGTCCTTCGGCCCCAGTCCGATATTCGGGTCCATGCGTTCGACCGGTTTCGCTTTCGCGAGTTGTTCCAAGCAAGCGCGTTGGAACGCATCGACCGCCATTCCTTCCTTGATCGCTTTGTCGGCCAGCTCGCGCATTCCTGCCGGCGTGTTGTCTTTGAACTGAGTAACAAGTGCGTTGATATCCGCTACGCGCTCGCGCTCTTCTCGAACCCCGTCTTCCCGTGTTGGAGTTGCCGGTACTGCCGGCGCTACTTCAGGAGGCATTGGTATTGCCCTTTCTGTGTTTGGTGTGGATGGAGGTTTTATTAATTCACGTTTTAAGAATTCAATCGCTTCCTGGTCCGTGGCTGTGGCCGGCATTCCTTTGCCGACTAAAATTTCCCGCTGCTGCTGTGTGAGCTTCAGTGACCGGACTTTCGCCAGGGCGTCGGCTCCGATCGGCACGAGTGAGAGTTCCCGCAGATTCCATTTCGTCGTTACCTTCACCGGCCCGGCATATTCCCGCCCATTGATCGACTGCTTTTGTCCTTCCGGGATGTAGGTGCTCTCCGTTGGATTGTAACCGGCGCTAAAATCCGTCAGATGGCCTTCCCTCACTTTCAGCTCGGCCTCGGCTCCATCGTCGGCCGCAGAAAAAAGCACATCGCATGTTTGCAATCCGCCGTCTTTCGCAAAGTTCCGGCCGCTCCCGAGAATGGATTCAACGGAGCTTCGATCATGCGAATCTAAGAGCGGCACTTGTCCGTTATCCGGGACCGACATTCCATCGGCCAAAAGGATCTCGTCGACGATCTCCCAACGATCCCAATCAATGACAGCCACCGGCGTTTCGCTGGAGACCGTTGCTTTGACGGTGTGCGTTTTTGCATCATAGCTCGATGGAATAGTTCGCATCGAACGCGTGAAAAGATGTTTCATTTATGCCTCTGCATGTTTTGCGTGACCGTTCTTTCGCTTGAATACCGCGTCGACGAGTGCCCGTGCCGCGGCTTTCGCTTTTTCTTCCTCGGGATCCGGAGGCGGCGGCGTTTCACCGGCCTTCGGTTGCGCGGGTTCATCGGCCACGAGCGCTAAGATCTGATCGGGCGTCGTGAAGTTGAGTTCGAGACCGGCATCGCGCGCATATTTGATGTCGGCGGCCAGTTCGTCGATGATCTCTTCGTAATCCAACCCGCGTTCTGCGAGCTGACGACGCAAGCTGTTCATTCCGGCTGCGACCTCGGAGGTCGATGAGATCACATCCTTCAGCGGGTCGACCCAATCCCACCCGCGGCCGCTCCATACGCCATTCTTGTATTGGTCATATTGCCGCCATTTGATGTACGGCAGCCGACCAGCCATAAGCGCAGCACTAAGCCAATCTCGATACAGCGGATCGGACATCGTCTCAATATGATCGGCGTGCACCATCCTCCAGCCGTCCCATTCCTCGAGCTTGCCGGTACGGATGGATGAGTAGTTGACGCTCTCGCGATCGTTGCCCAGGGATTCGTAGGTGACGTTCGTTCCGCCGGCAACGCGCCTCAGCATCGATTTCGTGAACGGTCCGTGCTCGTGTTCGGGATATTTCGGGTCGAACTGTTGCAGCTCCGTTCCCGGGGGCGCGATCACGAACTCACCGGCTTCTACGGTATCGATCTGATTTCCGGTTTCCGGCTCCTCTTCATCTTCGACCGGCTCTTCTACCGTGCCGTTCTTATTGACCCACGCGCCGAATTTGCTCGATGCTATGCGCGCGTTGGTCAACGCCGATTCATCCCACCCGCCGAGCATGTTGAGCGTGAGCATCGCCGTCACCAGGCGCGGTACGCCGCGCGACTGATCGGCTCTCTCGCGATCGAAAAGATGATACACTTCGCTCGCCGGCACAGGGATGAAACGATAACTCTGGCTGCCGATGCCAAAAATGTCAAACTCTGCGATCGCCTCCCGGAAATAATACGTCACCGGCCGGTGCAGCTTATCGAACTCGATCCCGAGACGGACGACGTTCTTTGTCACCGGGTTTCTGTGGTTCAAGCGCTCGTCGACGTAATCAGGTTCGATCACTTGCAGCTTCATGCCGAATTCAAAATCGGGAGAATAGATCTTGCGGATAAAGATTTCACCTTCGCGTGCAATCGTTTCTTCGATCAACGTATCGACAGCGCGGAGAGACATCGTGCCGGTCACGGTGCAATTTTCGCGACGGCTCCATTCGGCAAAATCCTTTTCAAGTTTTTTGCTCGTTGCCCGGTCAACATTGCCCTTCGTGTCGAGTCCCTTCACTCGGAGCGTGAATCCGGAAGGACCGACGGCGTTGGCTCGTGTGAGATGCAGGAATTTTTTTGCAAAGGCGTCGTTCTGTGCGAGGTGACGGCCACGGGCCCGGATATTCCGGAGCGCATAGAGCAGATCCTGATCGATCGAGAGTGAGACAGCGGGAAAATCTGCGCTCAGCCGGTCAACACGACCGGCGACGTACGAGCGTGTGGCAAATTTCTTTCCATTGGAAAATGATTTCGCCGCGATCTTTTCAACGACGTCCTTGGCGACGAAACCTTGCGTGCGCGCCAACTGCGGCACTTCGCTTTGTGCGACGAAACCTTTCGAGCGTATGTAATTGTCGATCAGTTTCATTATTGGGGACGGACGAATTTAGCGAGGTGTTTCCCGCCCGGGGTCTTGCCGCTCTTCTGTGCGGCCCGGCGCAATTCCATTTTCAAACGATATTCGAATCTTCCCAGCTCCTCGCGCAGGATGTTCAGTTCCGGACGGATCAAGAGACGCCCGGCGATTTCCAGGCGGACGAACGGTCGAACGGAATAATTGAGAATTGCCGTGCGGAGCGTATCCACGATTTGCTGATTGTATGAGCGTGTGTCGGTCGACGATGCGGGGATGAGGCTGGCCAACACGGTGATCGGCATATCGAAGATTTCCGACGTGACGGATCCGTTGACGACGTAACCGAAGAGAGAGTAAATGCCGGCAGGAAGATTGTTCGCGCTTGCTGCAAGCGTCGCCGTCCACAGTGTGCCGACTCCGGATGCGACGATCGCTTTATTTCCCCCGGCACCGGTGATCGAATAGTTTAACGCCCATCCATCGCTCACGGAATAGTCGTCGAGCTCGCGTTGCCACTGCACGGTGGTCCCTGCGCGGAATGTGAGAGGTTCTGTCTGGGGAATATCCATCGATCGATCGGTTATAAAAGCAAAAGCCCAAGGTCTCTTTCGAGATTGTCTTGGGCTTAAGCACACGGGGCGCGATTCCACTTTGAAACCGCACTACAAAGCTACATCATCATAAGGTCATTGTCACCGTCCGTTTTTGACGACTTTTTGTTAAAAAAGAGTCTCTTTGTTGGCATTTTAACGAATTTTGATTTTCATTTTGTGGACGCGTTTGAGCTTCAGAGGAAATAAACCCGTTTTGGTGGGCAGTTCAGTATCCTTTTTTGTCACAATCGTCGTTCCCATATTGGTAAATTCAATCGCTTCGATGATGTTATTAACGATCCGCGATGCGCTCAGCCCGGTTGCATTCATAATCTTCCGTACCTTATCGCTCGGGCCACCAGGACGCGGATCAAGATCTATATGCAATGGAGTCGAATCAGACATCGTTATCTTTCCAAACACCTAAATTTAACGGTTCGCGTAATCTACTCGTGCGTTTAGAGGAAGATAATGGCCAAAGGAAATTATAGAATATAAAATCGCCGATGAACATTCCTATGATTAGGGAAAAACAAAAAATTAAAAAATCTTTCATGCCGACGATCTTCCTTTCTTATCACGCTTGCGAGCAAGATTTGCATACATTGATCGGCTGATTGGACACTGGAAGTCACATTGCTCAGTGCCGGCGAGCATACACGAACCGTCAGAAGTCATGCCACAAGTGTCTAACGCTTCGTCGAATTCATCTTCGCCGTCGAGATCGTCGCCTGGATAATCTTCTTGCTCTGCATCGTTTTCGATATCCATCTACCACCTCCGTTTCAAATTCAATCGCATTCGCCTCATAACTTTTTTTGGGCGGTTCGACGTGAAAGTTTTTTGTTCAGTCTGCGAGCTTTCCGTCGGCGTTGCCTGTGGTTTTGTTTTTATCGCCGCGAAGATCTTCATTTTCTCTTCGAGTTGCTTTCCTAAACGCTCCATGTTCACCTTAAGCAGCGAGTAGGCGGCGAGCGCATAGTTCTCGCAATCGAGCCGTTCATTTTGTTTGCCCTCCGGAAGTACCCATTCCTGCGTCGGGAATCCCTTCACCCGTTTTATTTTTGGTTTCTCGCTCGTGAGTTCATCAAAATAATTCTGATCGCAATCGAAATTGAAGTGCATATACCCTGGCGTCGAGCCTGCGACGTTCTTTTGAATGTTCAAGCGTTCATAGATGAGCTGCTTACCGGCATCGACGCCGACCAGGACGAGCGGAGCGCGTACTTTTTTGTTGCGTGATTGCTTGATGAACGATTTCCCGAAGCCGCCGATGCCTTTGATGCCGAAGAACCGGGATCCCTTCTGTCGCTGGACATAAAGATACGCTTCCTGTGTGAAATGTCCTCCGGTATCGACACCGACCGCGAGGATCCCGCCGAGCATTCCGAATTTCGATTTGTAACCGTTCTCATATTCCCGTGGTTTAAAAATAAATGCGTCGGCTAAGTCCCAGGTCATCTTTTTCGCCGGCGAACCTGGTGCGACGTACTGATCAACGAACCAACTCTCGTCATTCAGTCCCCATCCTCGCACGACGACGGTCAAGCGATCATCGTTGACATCGAGTCCGACGGTCATGAAGATTACACCCATCGGAATTTTCGTATATGCTTCCCGCCGGCTCATCAGCGTATCACCGGCAAACTGATAGTTGATGTTCTCGACGTACGGCTCTCCGAAGACTGTCGTCACCACAACTTTCAATCGCTCCGGACGTTTTTCAGCTTTTAAGAACTCCTGTGCGATCGACTTCCACGACGACCAGGGGGAATAGAGGCGATTCAACTGAAACCCTGCATGGTTTTTTATCAGCGGATTTTGTTTCCTCCATTCGCATTGCTGCACCATCTCATTTTTGTACCGCTCGGCGATCGGCTGCTTGCAATTCGCGCACTCGTAATAAATCCATGACAGATTCTCTCGGTCGAACTTCAGCATTCCGGTCGAGAGATATGAGAACATTGACCGCGGGCCGAAAATTAAAATTTGATACGCTCTGCAAATCGGACAGGGCACATAACACAGACGCTTGTCGCTCATGTCCCACAGCGAGTCAATGCGCGAGAGTCCCTTGATGGTCGGCGTGCTCGTGTACGTGAACTTATGCCCGGGGAAATTTGCCGCCCGCTGTTTGGCCAGTTCGATCGGGTCCCCTGCCGTCCCGGCCGATGCCGGGTATTCGTCCACCTCATCAAAGAAAATTTCCTCCATCGACCAGGTGGAGAGCGACGACGGAGTGTTCGCGCCGGCGATGACGATGATTCCCCCTTGGTACTCTTTGTACAGGATCTCGTTTCCCTTTGTGCGCGTCAGCTGATCGTTCACCTTCGCCCGGATCGCCGCGTTGTCACGGATGAGGGGCCCGAGATGAATCTTGCTCCATCGTTTTGCTTTTTTATCGGTCGGTAGGACGTTGAGGATGTTTCCCTGATCTCTGTCGAGACGATAGCCGAGGCGGTTTTCAAGAATGGTCGTTTTCCCCAACCGTGCAGCCCACATAAGCGTCACTTCTTCGATTAAGGGATCGAGAAGGACGTCCATCGGCTCTTTTTGGTATGCCGCGCGTTCTACGCGATAAAGGCCCGGCTCATTTGCCGTCTCCGGGCTTAGCCACCGGTTTTCGTTTGCCCACTCGCTTACGGTTTTTTCCGGGGGCGGCAGTATTATCCCGAACAATTCCTTCATCTGCGTGATGAAGCTTTCCAAGCCGAGATAATTCTGTAATTCCGGTGCTGTAGATATCTGAGAAGAGTTCATTGATGCTGTTGGTTAGAATGAGTTCGCGCTCTCCGTAGGTTTCTTTCCCCTCGAGCTGCGGTGCGGTCCGTTTGGCAAACATCTTTCGGCGTTGTGTCATGATTCCCCACAGCTTTTGAAACACGGGAAGAACGGCATCGATCTGAACGAGCTTTCCGCTGCGCTCGGCAAGATCGTATTGCTTCAGCCGGGCCGCGGAGATCGTGTAAACACTTTTCGCTTTGAGTCCATCTTCCCCGCCGGCGCGCAAGAGTGCAATTTGTTTCTGATTATACTGCTCGCGCCACTGGACGCACGCGACGATATCGTATTCACCCCGCCCTTCCCTCGGCATTCCGAATTCCGTGACCCATTTGACCAGGGTGCGCGGCTCGATACCGAAGACGAGCGCCATTTGTTGAGCTGTGGCAAATTTTTTCTTATTGGATTGCGCGGCCATTAATAAGAATCTAAGAGATAAATTAACTCGTGCATGTTGAGAACAATGCCCGAGAAAATTTTATACATCAATTCGGGTTCCTCCGGTTGCTGCATGAGAACATAGACTTTTTTACCCTGGCCAGCCATCCAACCGGCTTCAGTATGCGCGCTTCTGCCACAAGGAAGAACAAGCACGCAGGTATCCGCCCATTTCATCGCATCGAAGTCATTTTTGAAGCCGCGAGCGGCGATTGGATGGATCAAGGCAGTTCGATATTCATCTCGCCTCCAATTTCGCCACGCGGGATCGATCTCACTCCATCTAAATCCGAAATCTCCTTCTTTAGGGTTCTTGAAATCATACACTTCATGGCCCACACTCCGCAAAGAGGCTACCACTATGGATGACTGATCGTTTCTCCAACTACTTGCTACATATATTTTTTTCATTTGATTGCCAGAAAAAGAGTGAAGTTCATGTCCTTGTCGATCACCGTGACATCATTGAAACCGACCTCCCTCAACATTTTGTAGTTGTCCTCGTACGCTCGCAGCGGCATGATCCCGCGCAGTGAATCGTCTTTGTTCAACACCGACTCCGGAGAAAGTCCTTCCTTGATCTTATAGGCGTTGATATACTGTTTCATCATGTCGGAGGCGGTTGGCGAATCCTCCGCGCACTTCTCGTACCAGAAGAACGCAGCGCCGCTATTGAGACACTGATAGACGTTCCGGAGCAATGCTTCGCGCAGTTCCTTTTTTACAAATTGCACGACGAGAGACGCAACAATGAGATCGTATTTGTTGATGAAGAAAAATTTCGTTACATCCAGGCAACGGATGTTGTAGGTCGTTCTCGGTTTTGTCCGATTGTGGAATCGTTTCTTCAGTTCTTCCGTCATCTCCTCGGAGTGATCAACCATATCCACCGTGACGGCCTTTCCCTTGTTGTGCCAGACCACTTCCAGCACGCTCCGGCCCGTTGCGCTGCCAATATCGAGATAGCACGAGCCGTTTTCGATAAAGAACTGAGACATGAAGCCGATCTTTTCCATCACGCGAAGGTAATTTGGGATGCTTTTGCGGACGTGTTCGTCGAAATGCTTCGGCACTTTTCCCCCGAACGTCATCCATCGCTCGATATCGAGACCATCATCTATTGCACGCTTAGGCATTCTACCCCCAATTTTTTGTATTCGGCTATTGTTTTGGGATTGGATTCGATCGCTAAGAACCGATCCTTCGAATGATTTGATTGAATTCCATCGATGAACATCCTCTTTTTGAAGAGATGCGGCGGCAAATTCATGTTATTAAAGTATGATTCGTCGGGATACCAGTCTGTCGAGTCAACAATATGCGCGAGCGTTAAGGCTCGATATCGCGCTGGCCGCGCTGTGATCAGGATCGTATAATGCGGCTTAACGAGATCGATCAGCTCCCGGCGATAGACCTCACGCTCGATCTGTTTCGTAAATGGCGCGGCTTTCTTTTCTGAATTTGAGACAAGCGTATAGTTTAGATCGAGAAGAATGATTGTTTTCATGATCTGCTCATCAAAAAATAAATGACGGCGATCACTGCCATGTAGATGAGAGCTACCGGCCACAAACCAATCGGCCGCTCCCAGTTCGGCATTTCCAAATACGTTTGTTTATTTTTCATTCAAGATGCCTTCCTTCTGATTTTTATCTTTTAATTCTTGATTCATCACTGCTTTGATCCTCTTTCGAAGCTTCTTTCTGATCTGAATTCGCCCTCGCATGAGCATGCTGTGCTTTAGAAGTTCGTCGAGGGTCCCTTTTCGCGTGCGCTTGACTATCATTTTATTTGCCGATGATTTTGAAATCCGGATTCGTGGGGAACGTCACGCCCGACAGATTGCACCAGCGGACGTCCAGCGATTGGAGATTCGTGGGGAACGTCACGCCCGACAGATTGCACCCGTGGA